GTTCAAAATCGAATGTATTCGCAGCGGTTTCATAGTTCTTACTAGATCCTACTTCGTATGTTTCTGGTGGTGTCATCTCTCTAAGAGTTGACTTACGGTCTAGCCATGCACTACCAACTGAAGAGACTAGAGATAGTGGATTTTCTTGTTGATGGTATTCACTCTTCCTTAGTACTGGAGGTGTACCAGGTATAGGTCTACCCATTGCTGCGTCAGTTGAATTAGCAAAGGTAGTACGTCTAAGGCCATCAATTTCTGTAGCACGTTTAAGGGCAGCAGTAGCAACGTCTCCTGAGAGTTTTGCTCCTAACTCTGCCATTTCTCTACCTTGTGTTTGTATTGCTTTAAGCATTGCTGTGCCACCAGCACGTCTACCAGTCTGCTCACCTTGTCCTACTGATAACATTTTGGCATAAGATGCAGCCACAGCATTACCTGTAGATACAGCACTATTCCAAATTTCTAATTGACTTGTAGCAATGTTATTTACAGCTTTAACATATTCACTCTCGTTCTGACGTTGTGCATCTAGAAGTTCATGACCCCATTTAACACTGTCAATTTGATTCTTTAAATTATATTCATAGACATCATCAGCATGTTGTTGTTCAAGTAATCGGTTCTGTCTAGATACTTTCTGTCTGTTTCCAAAGAATGACAGTCCCGTATCTAGTAATCCTAATCCGAATTTGAAGTTGGCATCATTTGTGGCGTCAGCTGAGTCGTAGCTTGGTCCACCTTCGTTTCCTGGGATACACATTGTATTTTACAAAATTCTAAAAATGGTAAGTTGTAGGGACCATAAGGGACTTGTCTTAGAAATTTGAATCCCAAGTATCTAAGAAGTTTTATATGAGTGGTATTTCTTTTATCAACAATATTCCAAAGCATTTTGTCTGGTCTACTATCAACATATCGTTTGATATCTCTAGCAAACGTAAGTGGATAATCTGTACAGAATGGTGTAGATAACATCCATATTCTGCCATCTGTTGCACCGCCCATTGCGGCAATCCTGCCTTGGGGTGTCTCTAAATAGACATTACTAGGATCAGATAAAGCCTTTATAACAATGTCCATAACATTATCAATCCCATGACCATGGGCAACTTCTCTTTGATCGTCATAGGTTAAATCAGAGGCTACAGTAATAGCAGCCTCTGGAGTAAGTGGGTAGAATCGTTTAAGCACGTCTATAAAATTTGTTATTGAAATCTCCTTCCCAATTCAATGAATGAAGAGTTGCAGGAGTAGGATGTGAGGATTTAACTTGTACAGTTAAGTTTGTATTCTTTTCATATACAGGTATGGTATGTACATATTCACTTGCGATGGCAGGATTATTAGAAGTTTGAGCATCCCACTCTAAAGATTCATAGGTGTTTGTATAGTCAGCTCTTCCAGTACGTTTCAATGTTGTATCTATTAAACCAACAGCACCAAAAGAAAACTTCAATCTATGTACTACTAGTGAGGCACGGGTATCAGATCTGGTTTTATTTCCTACTTGTTGGGTTGCATAGATCGTAGGGATTTCAATTAACCAATCAAATAGATAACCAAGTATTAAATTAGCACCGGTCCAATTTCCATCTACTTCTAAATTACTACCATTAACAGTTACTAATCCATATCTTCCTATATTTGTACCAGTATTATTATCATATATAGCTAACTGTTTACTACTATTATAACCAGCTGGTTTAGGAAAAACTGTTTTCTTAGTTGTGGCATTATATGTACCAGCTGCTAAAGAACTGACAGTTGAATGTGTATCTAAATGTATAAGGTAATCATTAACTACTGTGGTATCATCTTGCTTCTTAACATCATAAGCTTCTAATGTATAGTTAGCACCATTCTTTAAGATTACATAGTAAACATCATCTAAAATAACATGCTTAACTAAAGTACCTGGTAGCTCCCATCTAAACCATGCAGCTTGGAGTCTTTTTTCTCCACTTGAATAATATCTATAACCCCATACTTCAGATGAACCAGCTGTTCCAAAGAATAGAACACCATTTTCTTTTGATACAGTAACGTTACTTAGATCTATAGGTAGCTTCCTAGATACAATTTTACTTTGTTCTACTACCACTGGTTCGCCTTCTCTTCGTGCTTCAGATATTTCAAAGAAACGTGCATTCTTACCTGAACTATTCATAAATCCAGTTGTAGTACCTAACGAGAAGGGAGGAATTTTTTCGTTATAATTATACGAAGATAGGTAGTTTAGCTTAGCTGTTTGTGGTGAGAATGTATCACTATCAGTAGTTAACATGAACTGCTGATTGGAACTATGTATCAGTAATCCACTATTGATTTCTATCGCATCAAATAGTTTAGTTGGATATACTGAACTAGCCTGTACATCAACAGGGTCAGAATTACTTACGGATTGAGCTGTTTTAGAAAATACATTGTAGAAGTCATTTGTTTGAGAACAAATAACATTATTCTCTGATAAGAACGTAAGTCTATTTCTAAAGAATAAAAGCTTACTAATTTTTTTGTCAATAAAACTAGGGTCAGGGTTAGTGATTTCGTCACCTACTGATCTCTTAGCCCAATCTGGTTTAGTTAAACGGAATATACCATTGGCATAGTTAGTACTAGATCCACCATTGATAGCCCAATTTCCAGGATCACCTCTCTCTAGTCGTACAGGTAATGTGTCATCATCTATTTCTATTGTTATACCAGGTTTAGGACACTCTTCCCATACACCACTACCAAAACGATCAGCAGTTACTGAGGATGCAACATTATTAACTTGGAACTTGAGATAGTAATCGTCTTCTTCTTCTGCACTATTAACAACCTTAACAACAAAGTTATGTCTACAACTATTAGGTAATTCACCAACAGTATTGACTTTACTCGTTACAACATTGAGTAATTCATTTTCAGGTGTAGTGATATTAAATTCAGCAGTATGCTTGATATGTAGACAATTGCCAGTGATTGTAGTCGTCATCCCAGAGGGCTTCACAGCATCCAAAGCTGTCTTCATGTCTCCTAGTATCCCAGCAGCATCTACAGCCTCATCAGAGTTCGCAGAAGTAGGCTTTGGACGTACCATACATGTACCAGATGGACCCTGAGCTCCAGTCAATGTTGCTCGTGATCTGATTTGTACATGGCTCTTGATTTCAATGGTGCCAGTAGCACCTTTTGTCATGGTGAAGCCAACAGTATCTCCTGTTGTATAACCCTCCCCACCAAATTGTAAGGATGCAAATGCTTGGTACGAATTATCATAATTAGGGTGATTACTTGTAGAGCCACCACCTTCAGCTATTGGCTGACATCGAAGATCAATTTCAAAGGCTAAATTATTAGCTGTCCTAAGATTTTCAAGAGCCATCTTTGAACAATTACCATCATTAGTACCTAGACTTCCTAGGCTCTCATGCACTGCAATTGAAGTTGCTCGATTAGTTGTTGTTATAGCTGTATTGGCTGGATCATATAGATCTAATGCATACTGTTTACCATAAGAAACGGTCTTTATTTCTACTATTGCTTCATGTACTGCAGCTGGAGATTTATCAGCAGCAGACGTTTTCATTACAACTGTCTTAGTTCTATTAGTAAGAAATGTATTGAAGTTAAGTGTTAGTGGTTGTATCTCCTGTGCGTCTGTCCAACCTGTTAAATAAGTACAGGCATTATTACCTGGAACTTGTCCATAATCAATAGGAATTGAAGCTCCATCGTGTGTCCTCCATACTTGAATAACACCAGATGTATTAACGTTACCAATATATTGATTGGTTTCGTCTTCATATATATGGAACCAACTTAGTGTTCCGCTGTTTGGTGATAGAGTTGAAATCAATTTACCACCAGGTCTTTTAGTTAAACCAAGAGTAATGTCAGGCAACCCATTCTTTAAATCAACAACCTGACCTGGGGTTTTGAGTTCATCTGGTTGTGTAGAGATACCTAATATATAGTTTGGAATAGATTGAGTTATGCCTGCCATTTATCTCCTCAATGATAAGTAGGGTTTATATGTTGAATATCTAGATTCATGTGGCCAGCCTAAATAATTATGATCTCCTTGATTACATTCATACTCAAGGCATGTAGCTCTAGCAGCTTGTTCCTGAGTACCAATTAATTGAACTAATTGTTGATTGGCTACTAATTGTGTAGCAGCTCTACCGGCAGCTTTATATGTAATCAGTCGTTGGAAGATAGAAGGTACATCCTCAAAATCAAACAACCAAACAATGTTTACGTATTGATCATCTGTCCAAACATCAGTATGGTTTACCTTGTCATATAAACGACCATTCCTTTTGACAACATCATAGAGCTTATCTTCTCCATCAGTTAGATCCATCCGAAGTGCATTGGTATCGAACAAGATATAACCATTGGCATCTGGTGTTTTCTTTACGTGGTCTTCTGTATTAAAAACCCAACCTTCATTCTGTACATCAATGTTTGATTCTTTGAGTAAGTTATGAATAAAGGATATCTCAGGGTTGTCGTATGTAGATATATTATTTGAACCGACTGTGTAAGTTCCGAGTGTCGTAACTGGGGATTGTCCAATCGCTCCCAGTATTGTATTCACTGCGGATAATTCGTTATCGGTTGAAGTAGTAGTGGGAGCAACAGTCATAAGAAATATGAATAAAAAAAAGGGAGCCGAAGCCCCCTTATGTGAATAATAAAAATACTACCAGGCGTGGGTGTTAGAGCCAGATGTAGCAGGAGCTGCACCAGCAATAAGTTCTACACAAGCAGCAGGGTTGAGGTAATCAGCACCCATAGCCAAGCGGCCAAGGATAACGTCACCTTGATAGACAACTGATACGTCGCCTGATGTTACCTGAACCTGTGGTCCTATAGCTTCTACAACTGCAGCACCTTCTTTCTGGAAGACTACACCACAAGAGTGGGCGAATCTTTCATCAGTACCATAGTTGTTACGTGAACCATAGTTAGTTCCAGATACAGCTTCGTCGTCGAGCATATCTTCGCCAACGAATGTACCAAGGTTTCCAGGTGAGGTTTCACCAGGGTCAGCAGCACCAGCGGTTCCGCCTAACTTAGTACCATAGTTTCCGAAGAAAGGTACGTTCATTGACTTGTAGATCTTGATGCCTGCAATTTCAATGATTCCGTTACCAGACTGCAAAGCAGTACCTTGTACGTCACGGTTGATTAGACCGTTAGAGGATACGTTCTGGATAAGAGAATAGTATTGACGTGGGTTTAGTACGGCAACACGACCCTGACCACTAACTCCCTTCTCATCTAAAGCAGCCGCGGCATCATAAAATGCGTCCACGAGCTTATCTGAGTCGTATGCATTAGCAGCGAGGTTAGTTGTACCAACGCGGATCTGTGATCCACCTGGTTCTACGAAACCTGTTGCGCTAACTGGAGAAGCAGCACGAGCACCACGAACGATAGATCTGAAGATCTTACGGTCATATGTTTGTGCTAAAGCGTAGCCAATCTTACGTGAGATCTCTCCCCTCAATTCGTAGTGGGCAAGTGTCTCATCTAATTCATAAACGAAAGCTGAGGAGATTAAGAGGTCATCACATGTGACTGTCTTCTCAGCTACTGGAGGCGCATTGTCGCTGTTACCTAGTATTGATTGCCCTGGAATGTGGTACTCAGCCTTCGTTCTACCGGTGTAGATGAACTGCAGAGACTTACCATTCTTAAGGGTTCTCTTGGTAACTAGATCGCGAGCAATGGCTTCATGTTGGAACCCTTTGAAGAGTTCTCCAGAGAAAATCTTTAGGTAAAGATCTCTGTTGTTTGACGCATTACCAGTAGCGTTCGCCCTACCTTGAAAGGTTACTGGCGCGGTACTGTGCGTACTCTGTTGTGCCATTGTTATGGATAAAGTTTAAATATGTACGTTTCTCAGCTGAAATTTGTTGCGCGTTTTGTTGTGGTCTATCCCACCGTCTAGACGGCAAAGAGTATCCGCGTACGGGTCAATGCCAATGAAAGGGGAGTCCGACTCTGAGGTGCTCCCCTTCCTCTCATTCACCTAGAAGTGCTTCTTCTAATGATTGAGGTTCCCATTCTTCATCAACTCCAGGCGGTTGTGTATCGCTTGGATTGGTGTCAACAGGTTGTTCTGGTTCAGGACTTAACCAAGTCACTGATGCAGGAGAATGACTACTCTGTTGAGACATCACTCCTCCTCTTTAGTTTCTTCTTTCTTCTCTTCTACAGGAGCTTCATATCTCCTAGCAGGTTTTTTATCTGAATTGTTCTTAGGCATTAATAATCCTCCTGTATACATTCTGGACAGGATCTACAGTGCTGATGTTCTTTCATATGTAGACCTTCTATAAAAATGAAAATGGCCAGTAGTCCGAAGACTGCCAGCCATGCTTCATTAAATTTAGAACTTGTATTTGGCACCTAATTTTGTGCCCCATGCATTGTCATCTGAGGTGTCAGCATCAGCAGTAAGTACTGATAGCTCACCATAGAAATCAAGCTTCTCAGTAGCAGCTACAGAAGCTCCTACTTTCCCTGATAATCGGGTATCAGAATCAACAGCGTCGGTTGCTACAACAGCAGGTCCGCCTTGGACATACCAATCTAAGGTTTCATTCCCACCTTCATATCCAACGTGGAAATCTGTAGTGGATCCAGTGTAATCAGTACCTGTAAGTGATCCGTTGTTTTCTACGTTGACATAGAAGCCACCGGCGAAAGCAGGTGCGGTCACGAGAGTGGACGCGAGGGCAAGTGCTAAAGTTTTCATTTAATTAATTAATAAGTTTTTGTATAGGTAACGCCGCGATACTTAAGTGTTACTGTTTTCATTAGTAATCTCCAGTACCACACCCCCGTTCCATGATGTGGTTTCATGCAAGTGAATATTATTCACCCGAACGGACGCGGCTGATATAATTGTTTTGCTGCGGATGTGGCGGAATTGGTAGACGCGCTTGATTTAGGCTCAAGTGTCTTTATGACGTGAAGGTTCAAGTCCTTTCATCCGCATTGATTTAAAATACTCCAGGGAATATTTGTCCTGTAAATAGATATGCTCCTACAGCAGCATTGAATCCAATCATTGCTAACCAACCATTTACTCTCTCTGCATTCTTTAAATATTCAGAAGGTGTAGGTGGTGTGATGACTTCTATTTGTGGTTCTGTTGCGTGTACGTTGCTAGGCATTAATAAAAAAGATAGATTAATGGCCGAGGATGATAAGTCAGGTCGGCACGTCTACTTAAAAATCAACGTCTGATCTATCGAGTTTCTGTATTAAGTCTTGTCTATAAGCTGGGTCAGCATCATATCTAGGATCAGACATAGCAGCTACAACTTCTGCCTGACTTCTAAATACATCTCCTGAACTGCGAGGAGCCTTACCGCTCAACATTCTCCCTTCATAGCCATTGACGTTATCGTATTGAGCTTTCAAACCACTTACTGCTAATTGAATTGCATTTGCATCGCTGCTTGCGACGATGTTATCGAAAGATTCCATCTGTTCACTAGGCATATTATCGGTAGCCCAATCAAGTAGTTGGTGATAGTTAGCTTCTCCACCAACAGAGTTTTGTATTGTATTAACTTGACTATCAGAAAGATCTTCACTAGCTGGTGTAGCTGGAGCCATCTCCTGAGCTTTCTGATACATCTCCATGTAAGTACTGACTACATATCTCTGAGAACTTAGCCAGTGTTTCATCGGTTAACTTACCTGTCTTTTCAAATTGATCAGCTGCCTCAGTGATTGCTACTACTGCAGGAGTGATCTCCATAGGAGGTTCATCTTGCTGTTCATTAGAAGTCTCCTCAGCTTCACCTTCCTCAGCTTCATCATTCGAACCCATCTTCTTTTGGAGTTCGATGTAAGCCTTCTCTAGTTCCTGAGCATTCTCATATTTACCAGCTAAGAGTTGCTCTTCTTGTTCTTGTATCTGTTCACCAACCTGTAGAGAATCCTGCTCATCTGCAGTCAAACTGTCAGCTGAGGTTTGTTCTACAGTGTTATCGAACGTTAGTGTTTCTGCCATTTATTCTTCAGGTGGTGGTACTTGTTTGCTTGGGTCCATCATTGGAGAGTTGGCTAGTTGTCCAACCTGTTCTGTCAATGCTTGTTCCCCTGCTACTTGTTGCTGTTGTGCAGCTTCACTTTGTATCTGTTGTTCAGTCTTAATTAGATTCAATACATCTATACCTTGTGCAGCGGCTAGTCGTTTGATGTATTCACTAGGATCTACAAACTTCATAGCTGCCTCTGGACCAATGGTCTGAGCAAGAGTAGTGATGAATTGAGTGAGGCTTTCTCTATCTTGGCCTCTACCTAGAGCATTGACTCCTGCAACAATCTGAGGTCTGACAATATCTTTAGGTATCTTTGGTAGTTGATTACTGCGTTGGAGTATGTGGAGCGTCCTATCTAAATAAGGTATGAGGAACTCAACTGTAAGCAGTGAGAATAATCCTCCTAACTGTTGCTCTAACTCCATCTGTGTGAGGCGTACCTCTTCAGCTGTAGTTCTTTCACTCTGTCTGACATTCAGTATGAGGAAAGCATCACTGAGTCTTCTTTCAATTGATTGAGCTTGCTCTGCAGCTGTTCGGAAATCTGCTGTCTTTCCAACTTGGATGACTGCAACATCTTCTGGTCTGCCTTGCACGATTGCTCCGTTTCCAGCGTCTGCAATGGTTTTCGGCTTAGTCGTGCTACTAGGAGACACGAGGAAAATTACCTTGCTAGCTGCACTTGCTCCCTCCACGAGAGCTTGACTCAATCCTTCTAGTGATCTGATGTCACCTAGAAATTCTTCTACCCTGCCACGACCGTAGTCTTCTCCATCCACAGTGTTGAATCTGAGGACTAGCCAGGGACTGGTGTTCTTTGGAGCTGTACTTCTTGTACCTTCAATGATCTTATCGAAAGCTTCTTGATGCCATGTCCAACGTCCACTCTTATCATCTATCTTGACGCAGGTATATACCTCAACGTCTTTGTCATCAGTTCCATAGCCACCATTGGTTTCGTCAACAACAGAATTAGGTTGTCTAACTTCCTTTGGTAAGTCTAATAACTTGCGACTAATCAGTTCCTTTGTGACGATCTCGATGACGTTCCCGTTTCCATCACGATTAACTACGTAACGGTTGAGGGGATAGTGCTTGAGACCTTCTTTGCCCATAAAAATTAAAGCATTCCCTGAGACAACTAGATGCTTCAAGGCTTGGTTGAGAACTACTCTGTCACTAGAAGCATTGATGTAATCCATAACCATCCTCTCCATCTTGGAGAAAGAAAGGTCTAGTTCACTTCTAACTTCTGCAGGTAACTCTTGTCCTAGCTTGTCGTCTCTAATTTGTAGCTTAAAGAATGTTGTTTGAGGTGGTAGTAATGCGAGACCTAGCTTTGCTGCCAGGTTCACAACTGATTTAGCACCAACTGATTGCCATGGTGTTTTGAGATTACGATGGTTCGTGTTGGTATCTTCTTTAACTAAATAAGGCAGAGTAAGTTCTGAACATTCAACTGCTGTGTCAAGGAACTGAGACCGATTAGAGGACAGTTGATTGTATCTTTCTCTTGCTGTATTCATTTAACTAGTAAGTCCTGTTGGATCTGGTGCGCCATTAATGTTCTGGCCTACACTTCCTTGATCAGCAGCTGTTCGTTGAGCCTTATCAGCTTGAGTATTGACACCACCGCTATAGCGTTTGCGTCTTGCTAGAGCTGCCTCACTCATTGCTGTATCAGTTTCTTGTGTCCTACCTTCTTCATCTTCTACGCGTCTTCCTCTTGTTTGAAGTTCTCGCCTAGTAGGTGCAACGTTACGACGCTGAGTTGGTTGTTGTTGTTGCCCTTGTTGCCTTTGACCTCCACCAATAAATTTAGATATGATTGGTACGAATGGTGCAATAGCGCTGAGGATACCGGCTACTGGTCCACACATTAGATTTCTTCCTCCATAATTGAGTTGATATATTCAATGACGCTGGCTTGACCAGCGCGATACATAATTGATTCGATTGGTTCTTTTGGGTGGACGGGTTTCCAACCGAAGTTTTCCTCAAGCCTGTCTATTAGCTTCTCCAACCTGTCGTTGTGGAGCTTAAGAGTACTGAGGGAGATTTGTGTTTGCATGTTCGAAAAAGGCTGGTTGCCTAGCTCTCTTGGTCTCAGAAAATTCCGGCGCTTTGCCTTCATACATCAACCGATCGCTAGCATCGAGCCAAAATTTTTTGTCTAAATATCTATCGGTAGTATTTATACCTAGGGGCTGAAGAATCCAGTTAATGGTGGCCTTCCTAAGTTTATCCAAAGAAGGAGAAGGAGATAACTCCAAATCATGGCATACGAGACTATTACATCCGACATGGATCTGTTCGTCTCTCGATATGTCTGCACTAACTGTACGCAAACCAGCATCCCCGTTAAACCTAAAGAAAGGGAGAAGAACAAAGAAGATTGCTCTTTCAGCCACGAGAGCTTTGGTAATTGTGTGATCAGGGTGGGATATCCAGGCATCTCTTAATTTGATTGCTTCTTTTTCTGCTTGTTCATCAACGCCTATTGCATTAGCGATATAGCCAAGTGCTAAGTCGTGATTCTCTTCGTCTTTGACGTTGCTCTCTAATAATTTTCGAGCGATTTCGGGAACGTCTTTTTCAAGCCCTTCGCTAATGAAGTCACCAACTGGTAACTCCATATGACGTATTGCGAGAGCACGGTAGATGGTTTCTTCACTTCCTTCTTTCAGTTTTCCTTTTGTGGTTTGGATGGGTGTCCACTTACGTTTACGGTTTAATAATTTCTCATAGGGGTTATTCATTCTTGGCAATCGCAACTTACGGGTTCGTTTAGTATCCCCGCTAAGTAGTCTTCAACATCATCTTTATCGAGTGCTGCATAAGCATCGGACTTATCTTGCACGTCTCCCATGACCTGAAGGCTGTAATAGAGCGAGGTTTGGGGACTATCTAGCCACTCTTCCACGAACGCATTGTCGTAGGTTACAACGTCACTCCAAGAGTTAAAGCTGTATCCGTGAAGAAGCCCTGTATTGCTGAGCATTATCATCATTTGGTCTGCTACACGCTTATAAGCGTCCCATCCAACTTCCGAGG